TCTTTTCTTAGGCGCTCGATACAATCGCAGAACAGGTTTTGGTTCAACGTAATGTTTTATCCAACTAGGAAATAGTACTAATAATCCAGTACGTGCTTGTATATCTAAATTATACTTACTGTAATATGTGTCTTTTATAATACAATCGTTCATACGTAATTGTTGTATTGGACTTTCAAGCATTAAAGGACTACTTCCTTCGTCAGCATACGGATAGTATGCTCCACTAATAACACTTCGTTCATGTCTATGAGCTTCAACTGAATTACCTTCAGACATTGTATTAAACCAACTTGTTGAAATAAGGGTATAATCAATTCCTGCTTCTTCAGTATATGTGTCACAACATGATTGTATTGTTTTCCATAAGTCTACTAATCGCTTATCACTTAAAAATTGTTCGTTGCCGGTTATGTAACTACTATGTCCACCTTTTACTAATCTATGCTCGCCAATATCTTGCCAGTTCTCAATCATATCTATAGCAACTTCTTCACAAGGGTGTCCTTTAAGATCCCATGTGCTTATTAATGTTGGAAATGTTGCGAAATGTTTAGGTTCAGGTGGTCTCATTATCAATCCCAAATTCAATTACCATTTTGTTACATACATTTTTTTGCTCTGTTGGCCATGGCTTATTATTATAATAAGTAAAATTAGCTTCAGGAAAATTTTCAAACACTTTATCAATTTGATATATCCAATAACTAGGATCTACTGGACTTGAATCTGCATCGTTATAATTCTCTGTGCCTTTATATATGTTATTATAAAGTCCGGTATCTAAATCAAACCCAATCATATGTATTTCAGGTTTTTCACTCCATTTAGAAGCTATTATTGTTCCTAATAATACTGCATAAGGTCCACTACCCCAATGCCATGGATCGTCAAGTTTTGTATTACCTTTATATGGAAGTTGTGGAACTAGCCCACATAATTTAAATTGATCTATCCAATCGGGTCTAGTATAGATAGCACCATAGTTACGTTCTTTTTGTGCTTCAGTAACCATACGACGATCACAACAAATTAAGTGGTTTATATAAAAGTCTCTAAAAATTGCGTTGCAACCAACCTTTATATCGCCACATTTATTGATATCTATATCTTTTCTACTCTCTCCGTTGCCAATCACAAGCATGACAATATTTAATAAATATGTATAACGATAGGAACAAAACCGAATGACAGCATTTTATGATTTTTTTAGGTATATCAAGTTATACTCCACAGATGGCGTAACTTTAGAACACACTATTGAAGCTGATGCAGTAACCGACTCTCTTAGCATAAGCAGAGGTACAGGAGTAGCATGGACAGGCGCTTCATCGGCTACAGATTCATTTAAAATAGACGTTGATTATACATTTGAAGTTCCTGTAACAACTACTACCCTTAGATTAACTGATGTTAATAGTAATGATCAAGATATAGCTCTTGTTGCCGGCACTAATATGAACCTTGTACGTGACAATGCTAACCAATTAACAATTTCAGCATTAGTAGGTGGTATTAGTAAGGCTATTGATAATATTACACAGGCCAGCCCATGTAACATTGAAACAACAAATGCCCACGATTTTACAGAAGGAACTCCAGTTACTATTACAGATGTAAATGGAATGACCCAGCTTAACGGTAATGAATATTATATGGATGTTCTAACTAGTAAAATTTTTGCATTGTATTCTGACCCAGAATTAGCAACGCCTGTTGATAGTACAGGCTTTGGAGCATATACATCAGGTGGTGTTGCCACTGGTGAATATGGAGGTGCAACTAAATTAAACGAACTAACAGATGTTAAGGCTGGTGCTGTTGATTTTACAGATAGTATAATGCTAGGGCATACAACAACTGGTACATTAAGTAATGCTCATAGTAATATTTTTATAGGAAAAGATACAGGAAAAACTGTTACAAGCGGAAATCAAAATACTGTTGTTGGCCACAAAGCTGGAGAGAGTATACTAGATGGAAGTAACAACACGTTCATCGGTTCTACGGCAGGAGATGCTGTCACTACTGGAAGTTCCAATGTTATAATTGGTGACTATGCAGGTACATCAGCATTAGCAGATACTGTTGCAATTTATACTGGTGGTGGAACTCAGCGACTTACTATTGATTCAACTGGTGCTACTGTTAATAGTAATGCTGTAATGCTTGGTGGTGTTGTAACATCACATTTAATTCCTGATACAGATATTACTTACGATTTAGGAAGTTCAACACACAAATTTAGAGACTTATACTTAGACGGTACAAGTATTCATTTAGGTAGCACAATTTTAAAAGATAACGGTTCAGGTAGTTTACAAGTTAATATGACAAACGTATTACAAGTTGCCGCAGATGATTCAACTTTACGTATAATTGATAGTGGAGAATCAATTAAGTTTATTGGAGCAGGATCTGTTACAACGGCTACTGACGCAGAAGGTAATCTTACAATTACTGGAGACTATGGCGGATTAACTGATAACACAAATGTAGATGCTGTAGTAGCCGGTGATGATGGTAAAATTTTATATTATGATTATGGCACGACATCATTTAAATGGAAAATATATAATGATACAAACTGGGATACAGCATATGGTTGGGGAGATCATACAGTTCCTGGATACCTAACAGGTACTGGAGTATTAAGTTCTCATACAGATGTACACAATGCGGTACCAACAGCTGGACAAGTCCTTATGTGGGACGATGGAAATTCAAGATGGGCACCTGGAACAGACTTTGATACAGATCTTACAGGAAGTGTATTTGGAGACGATTCAACAGTACTAGTTGATGGTGTTAATAATGCTATTAATTTAGATGGCACTATAAAAGGCCATATGATACCAGCTGGTAACGATATTTATGACATTGGAACAGCTGAATTTAAGATTAGGGATCTATATTTAGGTTCAAATTCCCTTTGGGTTGGTGATGAGCATAAGATTACAATTGATGGCGGAAAGAAAAAATTTAAGAAAAGGAAAAAAGGTATAGTACCAGCAGGTGTTCAAACTCTTTTGATAACATCTGTCTTTGCAGACGTGACTGCACTTAAGATAGATTTTAAAGTTCAAATTCACGATCCTGTCCCAGCAACTATACTTGATCCAGACCATGTAGACTTTAATCCACCTACTAATAAGTGGCAAGAGTTTTTAGCATTACATGGTCACCCTAATAAATCGGCTGGAGACGTTTATGACAATACTTCAGATTTTGATGATGAAGGTCCAGATCAGTTAATAACAGAAGGTGATCTTCTGTACCATGATGGTACAGACTATAAACGTTTACCTATTGGTTCTGCGGCTCAAGTACTTCTTGCAAATGGTTCTGGTACTGCTCCAGAATGGGGTACTGTTAGTGCCGCTATAATTGTAGCTGAAGAAGGTAGTGACTTAACAACAAGTGCAACAAAATTAGATTTTGTTGGTTCAGGTGTTACTGCTAGTGGTACAGGTGCAACAAAAACAATTACTATTCCTGGCGGTGGTGGCGGTGGTGGTTGGACAGCAATTGAAACTCAAACTGTATCTTCATCAGTGACATCAGTGACATTTGGAAGTTTAGATCTTTCTGCTTATAGCACCGTGCGATTAGTAATAAGCGATCTTGTTCATAGTAACCATCAATTTACCTACCTAAAGTTAAGTAATAACGGGTTCACAAGCAATGATACATGGTCCCAAAACGTAATGGCAATGTTTGACAATACCACAACATCCTATGATAGGCAGGCAAACAGTACAACGTTTAGCGACGGAGAATACCTTATTTTAACTTCTCATGTTGTATGGTTTGACCCGATAATAATGAGCGGCTGGTTAGATTTTGATTTAACAACAACCAATGTGGTTGCCAACGGACAAGGGGTTTCAAGAGATGACGGTGAGGGAGTAATTCTGTGGTCTGGAATTTGTGATGTTACAACTTTCACTGATTTAAAAATAGAAAAATTTAGCGGCACGTTTGATTCTGGGACGTTTAAATTATTAGGTATGGCATAAGGAAAAAGATATGGCAAATGAAAAGAAAATGGTAAATGGTGTAGTAAGTGAGTTAACTGACGAAGAACAAGCTACTCTAAATACTTCACGTGCAAAAATACAAGCTAAAATTGATGCAGATGCTTGGAAAGTTTCTAGAGTGTCTAGCTACGGAAGTATAGGCGACCAGTTGGACGAAATTTATCATGACATAGATTCTTGGAAAGCAAGAATAGCCAAAGTTAAATCAGATAATCCAAAAACTTAAACTGACCTAATCTGGTCTTTTGCTATATATAGAAGTGGACAAGTATAGCATACCCATCCTTTAGAAATTACAATATAAAAATACGGATCTTTTGCCTCGTTAGCGTGACACGTTGAAAATGTCATTGTGCCTTTCTGTTCTTCAGGCTCTGATCGAGCATCGCAATTAGGTAACGCAAATTCGCTTTTAATTGTAAATCCCCATGCTTCGTCGATAGTTCCATTTTTATCAAGATCCATATAGGTAGTAAGAGTATGTGGAAGTTCTTGAGCATTCCAAAACGCCATGTGCTGAAAGAAATCAAGTTTACTTGAAAACATTGTAGTAGGATCTACTTCTTTTTCAGGAGAAGTAATATAGTCTTTCCAGTTATTAGCGTACACTGGCGAGGATATAAACAGGCACAATAGTACCATCAAAAGTTTTTTCATATTACTTCCTTTTTCTTTTTGTTGTTCTGATTTCTCTTAATTCTTCAGAATGGTTCTTTTTTACTTCGCCTACATCTTTTTTAATTTCACGTAGGTGCATTTGGATATCGCCAAATCGATCATAACTTTCAGTAAAAAATTTATTAAGATTATGAATTGCGTCAATAACCCACCACCACCAAAAGAATGCAACAGTTCCAAAAATAGTTGCAACTCCGATTAAGAGATAGTCGAGTGTTTCTTTGGCATCAAATGCCACAAGTAGTACTACTAATAATAGTGCAGTTAATGGAAGTATCCTTCCACACCAAGACCAAATCTTGGTTTTTAGGTTTAGTTGCATAGTGTTACCCCTCTATAACACCAAACGGTTTCCATTCTCCTGGTGTACCATTTTTAATACAGACCCATCCAACATGACTTGTTGGTTTTGGTTCTTGATTCCATACGATATCACCTTTGACGTAGATTCCATTATTTGGTGGTTGAACCCCAATTTCGAATTTCTTATTTTCAAATCTGACAGGCCCTGAGGTGCTAAAACATACGTCAGGATTATTAACTCCTACTCCTAATTTTCCTTTAACTGTTGTGATAGAATCAGCATCAGTACCAATTATAATTCTATTATTGGCAGTGAGTTTAATTCTAGTTTGATTGTCAGTAATTAGATTCATGTCACTTGTAGTATAAGTTCCTACATTGGCAGAATCATATTCTGGGTCAACAATGAATTCAACTTCATTGCTACTAACACTTAATTGTCCGTTGCCTAACTCTGTGCCTATTCCAAATCTCATTTCATCTCCGTTATAAAAGATGAATTGATCTATTGTAAGACTGCCTTCAGTTTTAAGATTACGTAATGTGCCTACTTCAGTTAAACTAGATTTTGTTATATCAGGGCCTAATTCATTTGCACTTAATACTGTAACATTTCCGATTTTATATTCATGACCAGTATGTAGATCAAAGTCTTCACTAGACCAAATACGATCGTCTCCACCCTTCATTACTAATTGCTTGGTATGATCATATCCTGTCCATAATAGTCCTTTATTGTAAGGAGTATCGTCTACTGAACATTCAAATACTAAAGGTGTTGTTCTTGCATTTCTAACATCGGCTTGTATTTCGTCAACTTCTATTTTAGAAGCCTTAATTGTGCCGCCTACAGTAAGGTCGTTTTCTACAGTAGTATCGCCGACTAATTTAGCAACTATTAAATTATCAGTATAAACACCTTCGTCTTTTATAACAAAGGTTTGTTTAGTTGCTTCGTCACGGATACCTGTACTTGCAAAGTGTGTGATTTTACCAGCACTTATTTTATTACCACTAAGGCTTCTATCAAGAATCTCTTGTGCTGGCAATTCCCTATTTGCAATAGTTTCAAGTGCCTCACCTAGTTGTACAAGACCGTCTTTTACTGCTAAAATTTCAGAATCTTTAATGTCACGTGTGCTCATACTAGTATTTATCTTACAGCCTTAAGAATAATAGTATCAGTATTGATCCTACCGTTTAGTTTAATGTCTACAGCATTGATATTATCTAGATATGTACGCAGTTTAATCTTTCCACAATCTTTAAATTCTTTAAGTTTTTCTTCTGGCTTTCTAAGCGTCTTTTGAATAGATGTATCTGTAGCAAAACCTGTAATAGTTGTACCCTTAACACTTAATCCAGTTCCTTCACGTTCTAAATGCATTGGATCAATGCTACTAGCGATATACCTTCCCATTTTGCGTGTTTTAACATTAAACACCCATAGTTCTTCACATCCTATAATATCGATAGGATTAATACTAGCTAGTTGAAATTTATCATCCTGACGTTTATACCTTAATTTAGAAATCAGCTTTTCTTTGCTACGTGGTGCTCGTTTGCGTGTTTTACGATTAGCTTTAGCAGTATCAATAACTACGCCCAATGCACCCATAAAATTGTTAAATCCATCTAATTTAAGTTGTAGCCCTTTTTTATCATAGCATGAATAAGCCTCTTTAAGTTGTTCAGCCCAGTCCTGCTCTTTCTCGGTCATTGTTGCTAGTTGCTTTTTAGATAAAGGATTTAGCAATTCGTTTAGCTCTGCTATTTCGTCTTTATAAAATTCTATCATTCTTCTAGCATGAGCTTGGGTTGTTTTAACGTCAAGAAAATGGTTGCGGAAGTTAAAACCTTTAGGATTAAATTTATGTGGATTATCAACCCAGCTTTCTAGCCATGTATCAATTGCGTCTAATTGTAAATATGTTTGCTGTTGAATACGTTCTTGAATAGTAGGCTTAGGACCCCCTACTAGTTTTACTTTTGTTTCGTCTTCTTTTTTCTTTTCTTCTATCACTTTTTCCCCGTCAGTGAACAATGCATTTAATTGTTTATGTATCCAATCTGTTGATGGCTTATTTTCCCCCATCAATCCCGGCATACTATCTATATATGCCTGTCCGCCTGGATGAATGTCCGGCATACCTCTATTTAACATTCTGCATAAAGAACCAGTAGTGCCGTTGAAACGCCAGTCTGGATTTTTACTTATAACTTTAGCCTTGTCAGCCCACTCCTTTTTTGACTTGCAATACTCTAAGATCCAAGTTTTGTAATGTGAACTTTTATAGTCGTAACGATAAAAATCCATGGCGGCAGTTTTTGCTTGATGAAATTTTTCAGCAGAAAGGCTTAGACCGTTTGAAAGATCTGGTTCGTTCCCTTTAGTTCTTGTACGGGATACTCTTTTTTTCTTACGTGGAGTTCCTCTAAGATTAAGTCGTCGAGCCACCCATTATCTCCTTTGAAAATAGTTTCATCACTAGCTATTATATAGCAAGGAAAATAAAAAGCAAGGAAAAGTGAGTTTTTTCTTAGAGTTTTTCGCCCAATTCAAATCCTCTAAAGCATTTGAATCTTGGAAATCGTAAACTATAAGTGTCTGAATCTTGTGATTTAGTACGGGCATCTGCTCTAATTTCAATTAAAACATTAATGAGCTTATCACGGCTAGCCCAGAAGCTATCACGTTCAGCGTCAGTGAAACCGCTTCCACAGTTAAGGTGATAATTGTGTCCATCGTCTTCTCCTTCTACAATAACAGCACCTAAACGTCCTTCATTACGTCCGGTACCTTCTTCAACTGCAATTACTTTTAAGGTTACTTCGATAAATGGTTTTAGCTTCAACCAATACGCAGAACGTTTACATTCATACGGTGCATCTAGATCTTTAATCATGATACCTTCGTATCCACCGTCTACAGCCGCTTTGTTTACGTCTGTGTACGTTTTTTGTCCTGCCTGGGTCTCTAGGTCTACTATCTCATGATCCAGCACTTGTACGTGCTCTAAGGCGTCTTTATTTGTTTCGTACCAATGTTTTAACATTAGTGTTCGTTGTTCTTGTGGTTTATTCCAACCACCTTCTAAAAAGTCTTTTAACGGAATAAAATCGAAAAGATGTAAAATGGCATCTTTAGCCGTAACATTACTTTTGCGATGAACCTGCTTCATTAAATCTTGGAAGTTATCGCTCATTACTTCTCCGTCCAAAACTAAATCGTATGGTGGAGGAGTCTTTTTAACTACAGTTTGAATTTCATCAATAATGTGTTGGAAGTTTATAAACTGTTTTCCGTTTCTACTAAATTGTTCTACATTACCATCTGTACGGACAATAGTTAAAACCCTTACGCCATCCAATTTAACTTCTAGCATCTTTCTGCCAGTAAGTTTCTTTTCGTGTTTAGCTGAGTCTTGTGCTAACTGACAAGTAAATCTTGGAATTTCGTATTTGTCAAAACCGTTTTTCTTAGCAACATTGTTTACAGTTTTTTCACTTACACCACAACGTAAATCTTTAATTAGGATTCTACGATAAAATCCATTCCATTGTTCTGCGGTTGCTGAACTCATTACAAGTTCAATGGCATCACGTGCCGCATGACCTGTAAGTTCTCGCTTATTAAGTTTTTCTGCTAAATTCTTAAAGACTTTCCAATCACAGCCTTGAGCTGACATTACTGTATCTTTTGTAGGGACTTTTTTGACGCCGAATGTGTATAGAGGATCTAAACACATTTTTACTCCATCGAAGAACTCATCTAGTCCTTCGTTCATTGCGTCTAATAGGATTGCTTCTTTAGATAGACGTGAATTGTCTGCCTCTAGTTTTTCAATTATTGCCTGTGGTTGAGTTCTCATTTTGTGCCTCTTTTATTAAATTTTATACTTATAGTATAACATCCTAGCACCAATTTGTCAACCTCTTTTTATTCTTTTTTTGGACAGGCTTCTTCAGTAGCTTTTAAACCATCTTCTTTACTGTAAATCCATACAGAACTTGATACTACAGTACCATTTTCGGTAACTTCGCATTTCTTACCAAAAGCAAGTGCTGGTTCTTTTGGAATTTGAGAACATCCGGCTATGATTACAGCCATCAGTGGTATCGTTATCCATTTTAACATTATGTTACATCCTTTCTAATTATGTGTTTTCTTAAAGCTCTAACTAATCGTTCAATATTGTCTATAATATCTATCAATGCTTTGTCTTTAATATAGTGTTGTTCTTGTTTTAATGTATCGTATTCCGTTAACGGAATAGTTACAGTTCGCCTTGAAGTTACTTCATTTTCGTAACTTAAATTTTCAGCGTGTTCTTGATCTAATGCATCATCCATATAACTCCTTACTAGTCTTATATAGTGCTACGTTATGGCGGACCCGAAGAGATTCGAACTCCTGGCCTTTGGTTCCGCAAACCAACGCTCTATCCAACTGAGCTACGGGTCCGTCTTTATACTGTACATTCTTTTTTGGCTTTTGTCAAATACTTTATTAATAAATACTTCGTGCTGACCCATAAACATAAACACCTATTAATATCTTCGACAATTACCAAATCTGACTGTACAGAATCTTTTATAACATCTTGGATTAGTAATTTAGTAGATGCTATTGGTATGAAAATTTTACATGGTCCAATATCTTTGAATACGGAAAAAATTGGTAATAAAGGTATTACAGCATTTTGTATAATCGAAACATCACATATTGCTTTGCATTTATGGACTGAAGAAACTCCTAATAAACTACAATTAGACGTTTACAGTTGTCAAGACTTTAAGGTAGATATAGTATTAGAACTTTTTAACCAATTTAACCCTATTGACGTAAAGTATAAATTTTTAGATAGGGAGACCGACCTTGTTAGCGTTTGAAAATATCAATAAATGGATTGAACACGTTATGGCTCCGCGAGATGAACTTGGCGGACAAAGCCTATGTCCTTTTGCTAGACCTAATCCTAAAGTTATAGAACATGAAATGTTTAAGTATGAAAACTTTCAAGTAGTTACCAATGTACCAGTACAAGTACATATAGAATTATCAAAAACTAGTTCTTTTGATGTACTTACGAATATTTGTCAACAGTTAAAAGACGTACATACAGATATGATATTTTTACCTGACCATCCTGAACATAAAACGTACATTAACGGAGTTCAAACTAATAACAATTTTTATCCTTGTATTCTTGTTCAGAATAAGAAAGAACTAGAAGAAGCAAGAGCAAAGCTCAAGACAACAAAATATTACAGTTATTGGGATTCTAAATACTTAAAAGAAATAATGGATTATTAGATAATTGTTCTAGACTTGCCGTTGCGTTTGATATCTAATGTAGAACAATGTATACCACCTTCCCAAAACAACGAATGTCGTACAGGTGCTACGTAACTTTCAATACCTAGTGTTTTAAGATATTTAAATAGTTCAGGTATTTCACGACCCCATAAGATATTCTTACTATCAAGTATTAATACATTAAGATCAAAACAAACTTCTTGATTATAACCCTGCCAGCTTTCAAGATATTTTTGTACCCATTTTACATCATATGTACCACCTGATTCAATGTAGTCATGTTTAAACCTATCTAATTTAAGTTCGGGCAAGTATTTTTTTATATCAATTAATTTTTTTGTTTTTAATGCATCAGGTACCCACTCTATTCCAGCATGGATAACAGTTTCGTCATCTATTAAAATAAAGCCATGATCAATATGCCCAAAGTTTTCAAATATATTATTTTCATCGTTTATAAATCTAGTATCTGGTAGGTTACGTTTCATCCACTCTAATCCGGCTTGTGTACCTGGACCTTTATTGTTTACAATTACAGCATCGCCGGCTTGAAACATCGTTGCTGTATGCCAAAGGACTTTATCGTTAAGTTCTCTTACATAAATGTTCTTATCAAAAAACCATTGCTCTGTTTGGTTTAAATTTTTTAACATAGGTGAAGGCTGACTGAGCCAGTTATACCCTTGATCAAATAGTTCTTTAAAAATATGATAATAAGAATGACTGTCAAAGTATCTATCAGTTAAACTTGTATATGTTTGAATAACTGTTTTGCCTCTAACAATATAAGCGTCTCTTGGTACTAAAGGACTCATTGGTAGTGGTATATCAAATCTAGGCATAGCTATAGACTTATCAAATTTATATACTTTTGGTCTATGCACTTTCACACCTAAGTTCTTTAGTTGTGTGCTTAAATTTTCTAAATCTTCTTTTGTTTCTTCTAGTATTTTATTAAAGCCTATAAGACTTCTTTTAGGCAATAGATGATCTATATCTCCTGGTGAATAACTGTCACCTACAATTACTTCTTGTAACGGATCAAATTCTGTATAAATCATGTGAAGTCTCTTTGTCTTAGGAACATTATAACTATCTTCCTTACTATATCTTTATTCTCATATTTTGTAACTAGGTGCATAACGTCCTTTGGATTTATAGTACAGACATTATCTGTTGGTAAAACCCATTGGCCGTGTATATCATTTTCATTCTCTTTTGTTAGAAATAATCCACCATCGTGTACATTAAGATTCTCTCCAAAGTATAATATAATACTACCTAAATCCAGTTCTTCTTCAGGCAAACTATCACGATGCCAATTTGCATGGTAAGGTGGTTTTGTTTCTAAAATATATAAACTTACAATATCCCTTGGCAGTACTGTATCTTTAATATAATTTTTTGATTTTAATATATCAAGCCACCATTGTTGGAATTCAGGTGTAGTTATAATATAAGCGGAGTTATCAAATCCTTGGATAGCGTTATCATCATTGTAGTGTGCTTCGCCTACTTCTTTCTCAGTACAGTTTGATACTAAAGATGTAAACTGTTTGTATTCGTCAGCACTTAAAAAGTTTTCTACAATGTGCATAACTCTTGCCTTAATGTTTCAAAGTATTCGTCATCAGCATTTAAAGGCATCATATATAGATTCATGAAGTCACCCTTTTCAACTAAAAAGTAAGTTCCAAATGTATTAACAATATCAAACCCATTAATAAGAAATGTTTTTCTAGCACGATTACATATTTCAGCTTGACGCTCGTAATGTTCTTGGTTGTGTACAATATCTAAATATTCTAAAGCACTTACAACTCCAGGAATACTAAAATTATATGTAAATCCATGTTCCCATTTAAAGTCGTCGGGTAATGTGCTTTTAACTTTTGAATTATAAAATGTAGCACTTAACGGAAAGAACCCGGCAGTAATTGCTTTGCCCATTGTAAAGATATCCGGAACAATAGGTAAATGTTTCCAGCCACAATAGTGTCCTGTTTTGCCGCCACCTATAAAAATGTCATCTATAATAATTAATACATTATAATTTTGTTGAATGTATGTTAGCTTATTCCAGAACTCTTCAGTAAAAGGTGTCATGATGTCACTATAGCTACAGGTTTCAACCATAATTGCACCTACTTCTTTCCAGTCAATTGAATCTTCTGCGAAGTCTCTATCAACTCGTATTACTCCGCTGAATTTTTCAAATGTATAAAAAGGATCAACCATTAACGATTCACATCCTAATGAACTAGTAAGATACGTACTTCCATGGTAGCTTGGATTAAGTGTTACAATCTTTTTCTTATCCTTATTCCCTAGTGTATGATGATAAGCAGATGCAAGTTTAACAGCACCTTCATTTGCATCACTACCAGATAAAGCATAAAAGCTATTATACCCGCCTGTTACTTTGAAAAGTTTATCTTGTAGTTGGTAACTTACTTGGTTAAGTCTTAAATCAGTAGTTCCAACAACTTCAGCAATTTCAGGTTTGATATTTTTTACTACTTCACAAACTTTATCAACAATTTGCGGATATTCAAACCCTAATGTAAAACAGCCATAGTGTAGTAACGGGTCAATCTTTTTAACTCCGTCTTCAATAGTTCCGTAACGCCAATGTGGGTGTGCTGGCTGTACAGGCTTTTGCTGTTCTGGTATTAGACCATCGTAATTCATTATTCTAACCTCAATTCAATGTCGTCCCAATATACGTTTTCTGTATCAGTAAAGGATTTCTTACTACCCCATTTAATCTTTAAAGGATACGTGTAGTAATTATCAAACGTTATGTTTGCAGTATTGCCTTCATGATATTCTTTACCTAATAATGTTTTTTGGTCGTTAATTACAAACGTTATTAAAAAATCACTATCTAGTGTTTCGCTTCCTTCTACAAAATTATGCCTATGAATACTAGTTTCTAAAACACCATTCGTTTTTAATTTAAAAATTATATCTACTTTTTCGTTAACTGTATCAAATAAAACATCATATACACATTTAATTGTATGTTCTTTATTTTCGTCAAGACTAATAGGTTCTTCAAGTGTTATTGGTAAACATTCTTCGGCATCATTTATATGCGAAAATACAATAGCATCATTAACATAAATGCTAAGATCGTTTTTATATTTTTGTTTTTCAAAACTAAAGTATTTTTTATTAACTTCTTTTGGGCAAATAACCCTTATTCTTTTAGGCATGATTTAAATATATCTAGGGCATCATTAAATGTAATAATTTTCCCATCTTTAAGTGGAGTAAACGATAGTGTCCATCTATGTCCGCTAGGATCAGGATTATATGTTGAATGTAGTTGTCCTACGTTAATTATACTAGGACTATTAATTACTACTTCGTGTACTTTTTCTACACACTCCGGTTCTGCGGTATAACACTTATGGCATTCAATGTCTGGTGTTATTCCTGCTTTAGTAAAGCCGTCATTTATTTCTGTTTGATCGTGTACTACTTCAACTAGGTCACTTTCATTTTTTATTTTCCACCAACGTATAACACTAGTGTTTGGTCCCCAGGTCATATTAATTTTTATAGCATCGTGCTCACCTGGCTTTGTAGTTGTGTCATTGTGAAGAGGAACTTCACCGCCATTTGGTCCTGAATAAAATCCTTCAACAATATTACTTAATGTAAGTCCAAATGAGTTAATCCATTCTTTAAATTTAGATGGTACAGCTTCTTCACCTACGTATGTAATAAAACTTTCTGGAGTTTTTTCAAATACTTTAGGTTTAGGTATGTCAACAGGGACATTTATAAATCTATGATAGATATTCATGAAAAATATTTATAAGGTATGCGTTTTTGCTAGGTACTTTTTGAGTTTAGGCCATTGGTCTTGTTCTACAATATAGCCTACACATTTTGGTGATCCACATCTACAAGGATGATCAAGTATGTCATCTCTGTCGTAGTCATA